CTCTTTGTTGTCTATGTATGTCGTATGTATATAGGTCGTATCCTTTCGCTTCTTTTTTACAAAGTCGTTGTAAATCCAATGACTTTTGTAAGCGGGATTCATTACCAAAATAACGCGGTTAGGGTTTTCCTTCGCGCGTATGGATAAGTCCACTTTATCGAATACATCGGGATCGGTTAGTTCCTCCGCTTCATCAATAACCCACGTTGATAAACCGGCAATCGATTTAAGGTTTGCAGTGTTAACACCTGAACTAGTCTTAATGCCGCGAAATAGTATTTTCGATCCTGTTAATTTATTAATTATTTCGCTTTGCGTTACTTCGAAGTCGTTTACTTTTCCCATTATTTCTATTTTGTCTAAAAATTCGGGGATAATTGATATAAACGCGGATACCAACGTATAACGCGTAAACAAAATTACGTGTCCTTTTTGATACGTTAAATTAAGTAGAAACAGCGCCAAAGTCCAAGATTTACCAGAACCGCGACCGCCGGTGATAAGATAATACCTTGTTTCGGGTTCCTCATAGAATAACGGCTTATAGTCTTCGAGTAAGTTGATCATTTAGAAAAGATAGGTTTGTTTCTGGTTATCAATTGCCAAAGGTTCGGCCTGGTTTGTTTCTTCTTCTTCTTCTTCGCTTACTAACTTTGCGTTTTCTATTGCTACTCTTTTGCCTATCCATTGAATAGGAGGTGCTATTTTTTCGCCGTTGCTCGTTACGTCAATTTGCTGTTTAGGTAATCCAAACCGGTAAGAAAGCCAAAGTTTTAGCGCGTTCGTGTCACCTTGTTGACATTTGTACAAAAGCGCCTCCCAAATTTTATCCGGCACGCAAATCGCGTCCATTTGTTCAATTATCTTTATTTCTTCAATTTTTGGCTTTCTACCAGCGCCTAACCTTGCGCCTCCATTTTTCCCCATGTTAATACAAAGTATTGTAAAACTGAAATAAAGTGATTATTCAGTCCTAAAGGTAATTGAAAAAAAATAAAAAAAAATAAAAAATATTATTACAAACACTTGCACAATACTACAAACCTTTGTACATTTGATAAGTGATAAGGCACAAACAAATCGCAAAAGGCGGTTTAAAAAGTAAAAAAAAAGATTAAAAAAAGTAGAAAATATTTACTTAATCACTTGCAATTACTTACAAACCTTTGTACATTTACTAAACAATCACACACTAAACACACAAACAAATGACAACTTCAAACAACACAACCGCAAACAAGATCAACGAAAATGCAAAAGCCAATATTATCGCTTTCGGCATCATGGCAGTAGTACTAATCATAGGCCTAATTTATGGTATGCAGTTAGAAGCAATCGGATACTAATCATGAAGAAAGCCACAAAAGTACTCGCACAAATCATTTACACTATTATCGCATTTAGTCCTATATTTTTCCTAGGATACTTGCTAGGCTTAACACTACTTAAATAAACACAAACAACACTAAAACACACACACAAAATGAAAACGGTATTTAATTCAAACACTCAATTGGCACAAACTTTCGCGATTCAATCACAAAGCCACGGCCGCACAAATTCAATGTTTTTTGAGTACGGTACGGCCTACTCTTATGGTTATCACTACATAGGCGCAAAATTTGTAACGGCTAACAACGGGGAAAAAGTTTGCTTTGTAAATTCACGTTATTACAGCCCAACAACCGCAAAGCATTGCGGCGAACTATGGAACGCAATCCCCGACGGTATAAAAGTTTTTCGAGTTCCTTTGCCGCGTGCTTTTGACTTGGATCAATTGCCTACAATTATAAAAGTAATGACCGAAAACGCCGAAAGCTATTTGGCTAAGCAGTTGACCGCAAGAAAAAGCACCGTAAATTTTTATATAGCTAACAACTTGATAAGCGACATTAAAGAAATCAGCGAACTATTTGGGTTAAATGTTCCAAATACTTATGACTTCAAAAACTACCAACAAGCGAGAGTAAAAGTATATAACATAGAAAACCCTTCATAATATGAAACGAATAAACAACGACGTAAACGGGAACCCTAGATTTGTGGTGCATTTTTACGACATATTAAACGACGGCGAATGCAAAGGCCTTGACGTATTCGAAAAATACGAAATAGCAGTAAAAAAGGCGCGCAAAGTAGGCGGTAAAATGTACCGCGGTAAGGATTTCGGGGGCGGGATTGTGTTCCAATCTTACGACATTCAAACAACAATAAACAAAGCAAAGGGGATTTAATTCCCCTTTTTTTCACTCATAAACACTAACAAAATGAAAACTCCTTTATTTTCAATCCACTCAATTAAAGCGCTCGAAAATCGGGCCTTTTCCGTGTTCCGCGCAAATATTGATAACACGCCGGAAAAATTAGAATTAGCTAAAAATCTTTATCCTAGTTCGCATTATTATTTTGAATTTCATTTTACCCCGATTTCGGTAAATGTAATTTTCGGCGGTTAATAAACCGCTTTTTTCTAGCCACTTTGGAACGTTGGGCGGGCTCGTTTCCCGCCGTGGCTTCTATTTATTTCTAACTTAAAACACTAATAAAATGGTCGATCTATTCGAATATCCTGAACAATGGCCCGCTAATTTGCGGGCTATTTTGGCGCGTTACATGGCAAAGGAACAAACGTACACTAACTTAATACGACTTGAAAACGACTTATTTAAAATAGGTTATTCAATCGAATACGGTTTGGACTGCATCGCGTACAACTTGCAAAAAATACAGCCTTAAATTAGGCGTTTTAAGACGTTTAAATTTTAGCTTATAGATTACCATTAATAAAATTTTATCGCCTTACTACGGGCTTAAAAATAGCCTAATTAAACAAGCGCGCGAACGTAGTATAAAACAAAATAGGTAGACGAAACCCGTAGTAAAAAACAGCGGGCGAAATCCGTAGACGAAACCCAAAGCAGTAGTATAAAACAAAATAAGTAGTAGAAACTAGCGGGAAAAATTGCCGCGGTAATCCGTAGACGAAAACAGAACCAAAGTAGAAAGGCAAAGCAGTTTAATAAAATTAAATAAGTAGTAGTAAACCTACGGAAAATGTCTAAAATTTTGCGGCCGCAAATTGCGACCTGAACAAATAAGTAGTGGAAAACAAAACCAGCGCCGCGATCTAGTGGAAAACAAAAACAGTAGTGGAAAATTGAACTGGATTGAATCGGTTCAAAACGCTAGTGGAAAACATGGCGGAAAAAAACTAGTAGTGGAAAACAAAATTTGCCAGGCGCTAGTGGAAAATAAAACCGCTAGTGGAAATTAAAACCACTCAAACAAAAAACTTACCGCTGGTGGAAAACAAAAATAAATTTTACAATTCACTTGCAATTAATTATACAGAAGTTTGTACATTTACATCACACTAAAACACACACACAAAATGCTAAAAGATCACCACTTTATTTTTGAGCAATCGGGATTCAGTCTCGAGCTTGAATCTTTCGAGAACGAAGGAATTGTTCTTGACCTTTATTTCGGTAATGGAAAATCGCTCACGCTAGAACTTTACGACTGTTTAACAGAAAGATTCTCCGACCATTACCGCACGATTTGTGCAATTCTTGATCCTTTTATTATTGAACAATTAGAAAACAACGTACAATTATGCTTTACGAAATGATGACCGCCACAGAATACGGAGTATTGCGTGGCTTTAGCGAAAAATCAACAAGAGTTCACCAGATTATCCGATCTGGAGTTCATCCACCTGAATGGGTGTATCCGCCTAGAAAGCTAGGAAATCAATGGGTAGTTTTTGTTTCAACTGAATGGATAGAAAATGGTAGAGGAAATAATTAGTGAATGGATTCTCGAGAACTACGGAAAACTAGCCGATAGTGAAAAATTCGAGATAATGAAAACTTTCGAATTGTACTGGGATCAATTTAATTTCCCATACGCTGAGATTAAAACGCTAAAAAAATACCCACCCCCCCCCTTTTTTTCCTAGTAAAAAACAATAAAAAAAACACGAAACACATGAAAGAACTAATCGCAATTCAATCGGAGCTGAAAGCTCCAAAGAACCAGTTTAACGCATTTGGAAAGTACAAATACCGATCCGTTGAGGATATTTTGGAAGCTCTTAAACCTTTGCTTCTAAAGTACGAATGTACTTTGACTATTGAGGACGAAGTAAAAGAGGTTGGCGGAATCGTTTTTATTGAAAGTACTGCTTCTATACAGGTAGACAAAGAAGGTAGAACCGAAGGAAGAGCAGTAACTGCACAGGCAGGGATTGACATCAATCGCAAGGGTATGGATGTGGCCCAGTCCTTTGGTAGCTCCTCAAGTTATGCTCGTAAGTACTGCTTGAATGGTCTTTTTCTAATCGACGATACAAAAGATCCAGATTCAACAAATGATCATGGCGGTAAAAAAGAGGAATTAAATCCTTCGCACGTAAAGTGGAATGGCGCAAAAGATTCTCTAGCTAGTGGAAAAGTAACGCTAGAGCAAATTAAGTCGGTTTATATTTTAACATCACAAAACGAAAAACTATTATTATCATGAATTTTAAATGCAGAGCAAGCGCACTTGGTCATTTGATGACTAACGCTAGAAGTAAAACAGAAACTTTGTCTCAGACAACAAAAAGCTATTTACACGATTGGTACAAAGAGCAGATTTACGGCGTAAAAAAGCAAATCAAATCAAAGTACATCGAAAAAGGATTGGCTTTGGAAGATCAGGCTATCGAGTTTTACTCGGTAGCTATGGAAAAGGATTTTATGATTAAAAATCTGGACAAATTCGAAGATGATTTCTTCACAGGAACTCCAGATTGTTTCCACGACGGAATAGTCTACGACTTTAAAA